ATCTAAAAGATCTGAGTTTCCGGAATCTACAAAACTTAAATTATCTTTAATTTTTGCCTTAAGCTTATTGTAGGTATCCAAATCTATTTCTTCATAGGGCGCTAAGTTAAACCCGTGATCACTATGCAGTAGGAAGGAGACTGATTTAACTTTGTTTTTATAGTTCTTCTTCATCCACTCTTGGATTTCTGGAAGCTCTTCTTTACGGTAATATACGGTTACGCTGACATTATTGTCGGCCCAAGTAGACTGAGCTCTAACTACCCATTCAAGCTGCTGTATGGCCGTAAGCTCTTTGGCGAGTGTTGCATGCCCTGGCGTCTCGCAAGGGAACTCTACCACACATATAGTATGATTTTCTTTTCCATCTAAACCAATATCATACTGAACTTTATAACCCTTTTCCCTACAGTAATTAACTAGAGGGTCATTGCTTCCCATTCTAACTCGCCTAATGTAATACTTTGCATAGGCTGGGTGGATTCCTGGAGTTACTCCAGCGAGTAGGCTTAGTGTTCCACTTGGTTTTACTGTTGTCAGTTTAATCGACTCAGTTATTCCAGCTTGACTAGACCACTGCTTATCGAATTCTCTTAAACTAGTATATGCTTCGTCAACCCAAGATAACTGCTCCTCTGTTGCCTGCAGCCACCCAGTTACACCTTGACCTAGTCTTCTATTTCTTTCGATAACATCTTGGCTTTTCTTGTACGGGTAAGCTAGTGTGGTAATCGCCTTTTGAGTCTTGTATAGAAGTTTACTTAAATCAATAAACTCTTCTTTGCTAGAGATGTTTGGTAGGAAGATTTCTGATAGATTGCATGGCTCGCCGTCTTCTAGTCCAATTTCTCCACATGGATTTGTTCCAATAACCTTTGAGTCATTTATCTTATCGCCCAGTCTTCCATACTTTCTAATCAAACCCCTATTTATTAGACCATAGGGCTCACCAGATCCATCGTAGCCCTTCCAAAATTCGTCAATAATTTCATCGTATGCGTCAGCATAGATTGAGTTATTAGAGTTTGCTCGCCATGCAGGTATATCTCCCTTACCCCAATTCTTAGCCCTTAAAAAAAGGAAATCGTCTGGGTCACCTATGGCTATCTGAGCAGATCTTCTCGCTGACCCTGCAACGACTATTTTTCCGATGATGTTTGCTATATCTAATGCGTCAATTGAGCGTATCTTTTTGCCTACTCGGGCATTAAGTATTTCAGATATATTTTGGATTCCCTCTATTAATACCTCTGGACCAGAAGCTGTGCCCCCGAAAGTCTTTAGGGGTGCGCCATATCCTCTAATAAGAATTGTGCTATACGTAAAAGATTCACCACTATAGAAGTAGCTATCTAACACCTTTCCTATTAATGACGACCATCCTTTTCTAGAGTCTGGAACTATAAAATCTGCGTCGTTTGATTTTACATGTTCAATTTTTGGTATAGATTTAATCTTTGGAAAATCATGAACATTTGCTCTCTCAATTGTAAAGCCAACGCCACCACCAACCATTAAGTGGTCCATAAGGAACTGGAAGTCTTCGACCTTTGATATGGTAGTCATCCAACAGTTAACCAGAGATACTCCACTCATCTTTTCTACTAAAGGCGTGCCTAACTGCCATAGACATCTTCCTGCAAAAATTCCTTTTAGATTAAAAATATAATCGAATAATCTTTCAGCTTCTTCCTTGGAGTATCCTGCACCTATGTCTTGCGCACCATTTATGCAGCGTCCTATCGTTTCGTGCCAATATTCTTTTCTACCTAAAGATTCAATATCTCTAGCGTAAGTTCTACGATAGACTATTTCACCCAGACCATTAAATCCCCATGGAGCCACTTTGGTGGCGTAACTATTTACAAACTCCTCAGAAAGAATCTTCTCTTGCATTTCATGCTCCCATACTATTTTGTGTTAAGTTGATATATTTAGAATTAATTTTATTAAATTCAGCTTTTTTTATTTTATTTATTTGATCTATAGTATACACTTTGTGTATTTCTTTCTCAAAAAAATATCCTGTTCTCCAGTTATAAATTTTGTCAACATTTATTTTATGGTTAACGAACATATTGCAGACAATAGCTCCACCATAAACTCTGACGATGTTTGTAAACTTTTCTTTACTTAAACTGTTTTCCGCCTCAGTAGAGGAATGCTTTTCATATATCCAATTGAAAGCTTGGCGAGTCATTGGGGAAACATCTATCCTACTAAGAACTCCAGACTGTATAAGCTTGTTTCTTTTCTCTATAACTTTTAAGTCTTGAGTAAGGACTTCTATAAACATGTCAAACCAGTCGTACTTCTCAAACTGATTCCAACTGGTGCACCAGAATAAAAGATTACTTGGAGGATTTGGTATCGGCGTATTTTCCATAACCGGAAGAAGTGTCGCACAAGAAATAGCTCTTTTTATATAGTCTTTCGCTGCATCTTCGTTTTTAGTTTTATTCATCGCGTTGCGCCAAAGGCTAGTTATATGAACTTTCCAATCGATATCTGCTATGTAGATTTTTAAATACTTGTCTGCTACATCAATCGAAAGAGATTTCTCTTGAATACACTTTTCTATGTCTTCTGTAGACATCTTAAATCCTTTATAACTATAGATAAAATTGTGTAAACTTATAAAACTAGCCGCTGAATAAATTAACCCCGCCTTTTGGCGGGGCTAATTAGGATCCCGACTGGAATCCATTATACCATATAAATCTATGATTTACTTCAATGTGGCCGCAGAATCTGGGTCGCCAACTTTTGTTGCGACGAATCCCTTAATAACGCTTATCCCTGCTGCGACACCTGCCGCCGCTGCTGCCTTCAGCTCATCTACTCCACCTACGGTGTAAATTGCCAAAAATGCTTGCGCCGCCGTCCAGGCTGCTCTTTCAATTATGTCTTTGTATAATTTATTCATAATTAAATTCCTTTAGTTATAGTTTTTTCTTATTAGCTTCTCTATAAGAAGATGAAAAGTTAAACCTAGCCACACTCCTATGAATATACTTCCTGTTAAAGGCTTTTCAGTTAATCTCCAAAAAGAACGAGTTAATGTTTCAATCTTTTTGGACTTTATAGCATACATATCGTATGCTATAATTCCTAAGGCTAGACCACCCCAAGCTATAGAGCCACTTGCTTTTTCTTGCCTATCTAAAACAAGGGGTGACTTTAATTCCTTAGAGAGCTTTAGCTGAAGGTACTCCGTACCATTCTTTAACTTTTTCACGACCATAATCTCCAGTTACATTATCTTGACCGTAACCAGTGGTAAATACTACGGTACTGGCCACACCATTGAATCTGGATGGCTGGAAAAAGCCGAATGAACTAGGAGCTCCTTCTGCCTCTGTTCTTTGAGCATGTCCTGTATTGGCAAATACGTTAGCTGATGTTACGCCGTCAAAAATGTAATTATTGTAAAGTGAGTATTCTGTGTCAACTCTTGGTGCATGACCGAAACCGCTTGGGAAAGCAGATGCGCCAGTTAAACCCTTGTATTCTAGTGGCTTGAATCTTGCCCCTTCATATCCAGATCCATCAGCAAAAGTTCCTGATAGTGGATGTATATATAGCGTTGTTCCTACGAAAACTTGTGATAGGAATCTGTTGCCTGGGTGACGCCCCGTACCAGGTACATGATGATTGTCTGGAGCGCCGTCAAGTACATGGCTGGTGCTATATAGTGGATAGAAAGAGTAAACTCCAGTACCCTTACTCTTTCCAGTCATTGTTGTATATGGATTGACCATCTCTGTGGTTGATCTACCCTTTAAGACTGGTCTAGGTCCTACGTAAAAAGTGGCCATTTATTTCTCCTTAAAAAACTTGGATGTATCTATAGTAATTTTAAATTTAAGTTTTGCACGTTAGTCGTACTGAATTATTAGGTCACTTAGCACTGGTGCTGTCTTGTCATCCAACATGTTTAATGTAACTTCTATCCACACCTCATTTGATGAGCCAGGATTAGACAAAGAATATGAACCTGAATCATTGTAAATAACTCTATAACTAAATGCTGTAGATATTAAACTTTGTGGAACATTATATATTTTAGGTGTCACACTTGTA